CTAGCTGCAACTTCCCCTTCGGGTTTCCAGTTTAAATTAATTCTTTCCATTGACTTTCTTATTCCAGGATCACCCATAGTCATATCTGGGGATCTATATGTTGAATCTAAATTATAAGTAGCACTAGCTCTTGTCCAAACATTTTCTGATTCTTGTTTATATATATAACCATCATAACCACCAGAAACTACTGTTTCAGTATTACTAATATAATCTGAATCACAACAAGAAACTTTTAATCCTTTTATATCTGCGTATTCATATCCTAATTGATTTGTATTAGGATTAACTTTAATACAAGCTAAAAGTCCTTTTGAACTACTTTCAGCTCCATCAGTAGGATAAAATAAACGATATTGTGATTTATCTCTTATAACTAATGAGGTTACATTAGCATAAGTAATATCATTAATTCTATCTTGTACTTGTTTTGAAATAGTACCAAGTTCAACGTCACCAATTCTTGCTGTACCTGCAACGGTTCTTAATCCATCAGCAGATAAGAATATTAAATCTCCACCAATTTCCTGAATAGAATGATTGGCAATTGTGCCAACATTTTTAGCAACTTCAGCTAAAGCAAAGTTACTTGAACTAGTTCCTGTTATTTTATAAATTCTTCTTTGACAAAATATAAATAATTCATCACGGAAAACTTTTAATCCTGTAATAACATCACCAACTTTAACAGTCCCTCCACCTGTATCAAAATCATCTTCAGTAAAAGGTCCTGAAAATATAATACTATGTGTTGAATCCGACATTCCTGCATAGAACATATGATTAGCAAAAGACTTCACATATTTAGGTGCAGTAGGTGCTGTTCCACCCCCTGTTGCATTTATAATATCTTCAGTATAACTTGTATTTAACGTAAATGCATTTGTAGAACCTGTTGCAATTATAATTTTATTAGTTCCATCATAATTAAATTTATCAAAGTCATAAGTATAGGTACTTCCTTTACTTGTAGCTCTTGATGTCCAAGATCCACTTGTTGTTCCACTATATACTGTTCCACCACGTCCTGCTATAATTATATCATTAAAAATAGCTGATAATAAAACTCTTTCACTTGAAGCTGCTACTTGGGGTACAATTGTAGAATTATATTTTGTTGTACCATTAAGTCGTCTATAACCTCCTTTTACAGATGGTTCAAAATTACTTAATTGTAAAGCTTCACCAGGTTGCATATTATATACATCCTTGTTTAATATAAGTCCACCTCCACAACTTGCTGTGTATGGAGATATTTGTGAAGTATCTGTTCCTGCCATTTATTTTCCTATACTACGGTTGTTGTAATACTTTCAGCAATGGCATCAGATCTCATATAATCTGCATGAGTACCATAATCTGTTTTTAATAATTTTAATTTTCTTTGATAATCTCTATCTGCTAATTGTGCATGTTGTGGATCTGATCTTAACATATAAACATAATACTTTGATCTGTCAATAATTATTGAAGCAAATCTATCAGGTAATCCCATAGTATCTCCATGTGCTGATAAATCTGTATGTGTTGTGAAATAATCATAACTAACTGTATACTCACCTGTATTTGGTTTAGGACTTATAATAAAAGATCCGTAATCAGGTTTTCTAATTATTTTTGTAGGAATTCCATAAGCACTACTAAGATTTACATCATCTGCAACTTTATTAGTTTGCAGATAAGTATCATAAGTAATATGAGCTAACTTTTTAGGTGCAATATCACTTCGTGAAACTCTAACATAATCAACATCCATATTATTTGAATCACTATTGATTACAGTAATATATGTTGCTACTTGGCTTGCAGTAAAAGTTGTATCTAAAACTTTCCCTTCACCATAATTAGTTACAGTTAATGTTGCACTTAAATCAGTTGTAGCATGTGCTGCATTACCTACTTTAACAGCTAAACTAGAACCTCCTGATGCCGAATCAATAACTCTTACTTGAATTCTATAAGTTTTATTTTTTACAGTAGTGATTGCTTGTGATACTGCAGCATCATTTAATCTACATCTTCCATTACCACCTGAATTATATGCAGGAGTTCCTTCTCCTACAGCTCCAGTTGTAGCATATGTCCAGCTACTTATAGCGGAAGTAAATTCTCCGTTAGTAATTAATTCAGTTGGCTTTAAAAAAAAAGACTCAAAGTCCACTCTACGCATATTTGATGGAAAATCATATTCTCCATCACCTACTTGAAGGGCTTGAGTCGTTGTTGTATGTAATAAAGGAATTTCAGCTCCTTCATTATAAATATCATGTACTGATTTATTAATAAAATCTTTAACCGCTGTTTGAATACCTCGACTACTAGAAAAGTTTGATGAAGTCATTTCAACTTCATTCAATTCTCTTAAGATTCTATTTGATAGGATTAAATATGTTGTAGCCATGGGTTAATTTCTTTTATTATATAATTTCATGAATAATTTAATATCTTTTATTGTAATTTCTTTTGGTAGACCTTTTTTCATATTACCACCACTTTCATAAAGTTTTTTCCATTTATTATAATGGATCAAACTCTTAGATGCACCACCAGCAACTTTCTGGTATTTATCATACTTATTTAAATAAGTTTTTTTTCTAGTACTATCGGTTAAAGACATTATTTTTCATCCTTGCTATCGTATTCAAATTGTTCAAAACGAATTAATAGTCTTTTAATCCTAGACTCTGCATCGTCTAATTGTTTTTTTAAATCTTTAATCTGCTCTTTGAGGGCAGTATTATCAGACTTATACTCTTGAATTATTTCAAGAAGCTGATTTCTTTTCTGATAACTCATTGAGTAACTTTACAATGTGTTCTAATCTTTCACTTTGTGAAGTGACTTTATTTTCTAAATTCTGTAACCTTACTTCGTGGGGAGAAGGCATAACTACTTGTCCCGTACTAGCATTAGTTTTTTTAGTTAGATCATAAGTAGTCATTTTATTCTCCTAATTAATAAGGGATTGATTAAGGGGGATATAAATACCCCCCTTAAGATTAAACAGTATTATTATACTGCTGTGTCGTGTTGTGTACTTGTATTGTTATCTGATTCATTAATACCTGAAATGTCGCATAGTACTGCCCAAACACGGATTTTACCCGCACTCGAAGCTGCACCAGCCATTAAAGCATCAATAGTATCTGCTGTTTTGATTGTAAGCATAGGTGCTGCGTCTGCAACATCTCTAGGTGCATAAGCTGCCCCTGTAGCATCATAAGCATCTACGTAAGCATCAGGATCCGAAAATCCTGCTGTACTTCCCGTGACACCAATATCAATTACTACAGAACTTGAACATGCTGTTAGCACTTCTACGCCTGCTGCCATAATTAATGTTTCTGCAGGAACATCGATGCATTTAAGTACATCATTTTGTGCTGATCCTGAATCTCCATTAACTGCTGATACGTCAATTGTATTTTCTACCAGATAAGGTGTTCTACCATTAGACGGATGTCCAGTAGTTCCACCTACACCTGTTACGTTGTATGTAGCCATAATCTATCTATTATCCTCCTAATTAACCGACTGTTATAACACCAGAGTAAACTGCATCTGATCTCAGAATTTTTCTTCCGAAAACATGTAAGCCTCTCACGATGTCTGAAAATGAATCAGGGTCTCTGATAAGTTCTGTTTTCGCAATATGGTTTGCCGTAGCAACTGCACCTTGGTGCCCATAAAGGATTGCATACTCATTAGATCCCGCTGATCCAAACGTTTTAGATGCTGCTGCTCCACCTGAAACTGCTATCGCATTAGTTGAGTAAAGTCTAAAACCAAATAAAGGTCTATCCGTTACTAAACCGTTTCTCATAGAAGATGCAGAACCATCATTCATTATTGATTGGTCCATAATCTTTGCAGCCGCTTTTCTCAATTGCTTGTAAAAAGCTGGCGGTGCAACGAGCCATCTGTTTTCCTCTGGTACGTCTTGACTATCAAGAACTGTCTTAGCAGCTGATATAACATCAGCTAATGTATCATTTCCAGCATCTCCATCAATTGGCGAAGCATCTGTTCCAGTGTTCGCTGCTGATGTTGAAGCATTGTCATAAATGTTTTTTAATACATTGTAGTCGTAGTTCTTTTTTAGTGAATAAGCACCTGAAGAAGTTGCTAGAGCTTCCCAATTTACGTGTGATTGTCTTTCTTCGATGTCATCTACTTTAAACGCAAAGTAAGAACCTTGGTCGACAGTAAGTTGTAACTTATCATCTGCCAAAGTTTGTGTGTTTACAGTTTGACCTCGAGCGTAGTCGCTCACAGTAATGGAAGGCTCTTTCACGATATTTACCGTGTCGCCAAAATTTTCAATTTCTCCAGCGTAATCAGTGTTAGTAATATCTTCAACAACTGATGCACGTCTGAAAAACTTTTGAACCTTTTGACTATAGACTGCTGGTACCCAATTACCCGAAGGTAAATTCTGGTAGCCAGAAGCCAGTCCCATTGTAGCCATGTGTTAGCCTCCAATTTATAGTTATTATTAAGGTTGGATTCTACCTTCTCGTACAGCCTTATCGATTTCTTCTTCGTACTTCGCATACTCACGAACATTCATCTTAGAAATTGCAGCATTAGACCAGACTTTCTTTGTAGGAGCATCTGGTGCGTCTGCCTTTTTAGTTTTACTAATAGCTTTAGCAGCTTCTTTTTTAGCACTCTGTTCTTCTTTCTTACTATACTTACCAAGTCCTCGATCCATTTTATATAGATCTAAAGCTCTGGCAGCAAGTGAAGCATTGCTTGTATTTTCATACAACCAATCTTGAATTACAGGATCTTGCTTTGCAGCCCATTCATGAAAATCGTCTTTTGAACGAAGATCATTAAAATCAGGATGCAATTTTAAAAGTTCTACTTCAGCTTTTTCTTTTGCAATTTCTTCCTGTTGAACTTGAAGATTTTGATACTTAGTCTCCATCTCTTTTGTTCGACTATCCGCTTTATTCATGGCAATGGTTTCAACCATTTCATAAACATCAGGATACTCCTTTCTCCAGGATTCTAATTCATCCTTGGATTTAGGCGGAATAAACTGCTTTGATGATTGTTCAAGTTGAGTTCTTAAAGTCCGAACTTCATCTTTGTGCTTTCCGAGTGTAGAATCGTAGTGTCTTTTCAAATCGCCATAGCGTTTCTTAAAGACACGTTCTTCGGCATTTTCAGGGCGTTCAGTTGAAGGAGTTGCCTTACCATCTAAGCTTGCAATTTCTTCTGATGCTTCAGTGTCCTTTTGAACGGTTGCTGTCTCTGCTTTCTCTCTGTGAAACTTCTCTAATTCACCTTTAGCAAATGCCTCAATTTCAGGATCACTTGCGTCATCATGTTTTTTATAAGGATTCGCTTTTGGTTTTTTGACAAGTTTCGGTGTCGTTTCGTTTTCTTTGTTTTCCATTATGTTTTCCTCTTTAGGTTGAGTGCCTTATGGATAAGGGTAGCTCACTTCCATAATTTTGTGGGTTGATATTAAACTAGATCTCGATTCACATCTACACCTGAATCATCTTGCTCAGGTAACTGTGGCTCATTTTTTGCCATCATTCCTGATGACATTTGATCAGTTGTTCTATCAAGTGGCACATTATTAGTATCCATCTGTGTATTGGATAAATCTGATATAAAGCTATTCATAGCTTCATCTTCATTATTTCCACCATAGTTTCTCATTGCATAATTTACTACAACAGAACGTGGTAAAATAAAGTTTTCTTCGCCTGTTCCTGCTTGAGCCAAAAATGGTCCAAACTTTGGAACGAGTTTCCGTAAAACTTCAATGACAGATGGAGATAAAACTGGTTTTAATACAGCCATATCTTCATCGGTTATTGCATTTGATTTT